ACGTTGGCGGCGACCAGCGAGAAAGAGGATTGCGTCCTGTACTGGGGCGACAATCTCGCGCTGGATTGCACCAAGGGGCTGATCTTCGAGACGCGCGCTCAGTTGTCGGTGACGCCGAGCGCGTCCGGGGTGCAAGCCGTTTGGGGCGTGGCTTCGGCCTGGATCGACGGGCCGCAGAACAACACCTGCTACCTGGAATTCAGCGCTCAGGCGAATGGCGCGGTGCTGGTCACCGCGTTCGACGGGGTAACCACGACCTCGGTTGCGAGCGGTGTGACGGTCGGCACGACCGATTGGCATATCTACCGGATCGACGCGACCAACCTGACCGATGTTGCCTTCTACATCGACGGCGTTCGGGTCAACGCGGACAACTCGATCAGCTTCGCGGCGACCGGCACGCTGGCCGTCCTGCAACCATACCTCGCTGCCTACAAGGCGTCAGGCACGGGCATTGCCACCCTGACGATCGACTATGTGCGAGCCTGGATGAACCGACAGTAACCACGGGGAGCGCGTGGCATGCTGTCAGCAGCCATTACCCTAAACCCGGCGACGATCGCGGCGGGCACGTCGCTGTCCGGCCCGGTGTCGCTCGGCGCGTTGACGCTGGTCGGAATCTCGATGCCGGCGGTCTGGACCACGGCCCCCCTGACGTTTCAGGTCAGCCCGGACGGCGTCACTTGGCAGGAGCTGTACGACGGCGCGGGCAACGAGGTGACGATCACCGCCGCGGCGGGGCAGTTCGTCATTCCGCTGCTCGATCCTTCGTATCTCTGGCGCGGCGTCAACATGGTCCAAGTGCGCAGCGGAACCTCGGGATCTCCGGTGAACCAGGTCGCCGCCGCCGTGGTGAACATCGTCACCCGATCGGAAATGCTGTGAAGGATGCAACGCGATGATGGAACGAAGCGGCTATCGCAACCGCGCCCTGGTGGCGCCAGTGCGCAAGGACAGGGGGCCGAGCGGTGCGAACCACGCTGACGGTGACAGAGGAACCAACCGCGGAACCGGTGTCGATCGAGCAAGTGAAGCGGCATTGCCGGATCGACAGCAACGCGGACGACGAACTGCTGACGGGCTACCTGACAGCGGCTCGGATCATGGCGGAGGGCTACCTTAGCCGCGCGCTGCTGACGCAGACGCTGCTGTGGACCATGCGGCCGTCGTCCGAGTTGCCCCGCGATCGTCTCCGGCTCCGTGGAACCCTGGAGCTGCCGCGCGCCCCGGTGCAGTCGATTTTGTCCGTGACGACGCTCGATGAATGGGGCAACGCCACGACGATCTCGCCTGCTTCGCTGCCGGTCACGCCGCCGGCGGTGATCCTTGGCTACGTCGCCGACCTGACGCTGGAGCCGGCCACGCTGTTCATCGGCCCCGAGACGGTGCTGAGCGGCGGGTTCGCGGCCTACCGGACCAAGCTGCAACACCTGCAAGTCTCGATGGTCGCTGGCTATGGCGAGGTCGGCGATGTGCCCTCGACGGTGATCCAGGCGATTATGATGACCACGGCATTTCTCTACGAACATCGCGGTGACTCCGCTGCTGCGATGCCGGACGCGGCGCAGTGGCTGCTCGATCGGCAGCGGTTGCAGTTCCTGGGCGGGTGACGTGATGGCTTTGCCGGGACCCGAGCTGGGGCCGGACCCGAATGCGGTCCGTATCGGCTCGCTGCGCTGGCGGGTGGTGATTGCGACCCGCGAGCAGGCGGCGGACCCGGACAGCCCGGGATTCCTGGAAACCATTGCGAAGCGGCAGACCGTGCGGGCTGATGTGCAGCCGATCGGGACGATGACCTTCTATGCGGCGGAACAGGTCAACACCCCGGTCACGCACCGCATCGTCATCCGGTGGCTCGATTTGGTTGACACGACACACGTCATTTTCCGCATCACGAAGCGGCCGGATCAAAGCGACATGGTCGAGCGTTTCCGCGTGCGGCGCGTGATGCCGATCGACGGTCGCCAGCGATTTCTGCGGCTCGATTGCGAACTGGAGAGGCGAACGTGACCTATGGCGTCCCAGCCTGTGCCGGTCACTCCACCAGTACCTCCTGATTTGGACTTCACACGAATGACATCCGGAACTCGAAGAATGCCGAGGCGGAGACGCAGCGGGGGGGATTGACCCCGCCCTCTTTCCTTAGAATCCTAGACGTACTGTCGGGAGATGCGGCAGCCGCGTCGTAGCTGAAGGGTGCCTGCTTTCGGCGGGCTAACGAGGCGTGCATGTCAGGCAGGTATGGGGGGCTAACCAATGAAACAAACTGGTCTCAAGCTGGTCGTTATGGTCGTCCTACTGTTGTCCTTCGCGGCGACCGTATCCGCGCAATCGCCCGCAAGCGTTGGAGCCTTACTGGACCAAGGTGGTAAGCAGCTCACTGGGGACGAGGTTTCGAGACTGTATTCCGGGGCGACGGTTAGCGGGGTTCAGATTGGACGACCGGGTACAAAATTCTCGGTTGCATACAAGCCGGATGGCACTGCGAGTGGGAGTGCCAGTTGGCCGGGTGGAAACACCAACGTGTCGGGTAGCTGGTCCGTCAATAATGTGGGGCAGATTTGCAACGACTTTAGGAATTCGTCTGGTGGGACGATCAAGGGTTGCAACTCATTGTTCCGTCTGGGCGATAAATTCTACACTGCCAAAACGTCGGATAGGGCAGAGCCAATCTATGAGCGCCAGTACGTTCGATAGCGACACGTTTGCCGGCGGCGACAGCCGATCAGGGGTCATATGAGGTTGCATTGCGGAGGGCCGTCAGATAACGGCACCTTGGTCCTTGACGCCGTGCTCTGTTCCGGCTGATGGCCCTTCTGCACATCACGGTGCCGGGCGGCTGGACGATCGTCGCCGGCAAGCAGCAGGTGCGCGCCGTCATGCGAGGCGTCGGTGCCGAGGTGGTGGCGCGCGCACGTGCCCTGATCCGGGCGGGCAGCAGAAAGCACCCGTCAGCCCCTGGCGAGCCGCCGCGGAGCGTCTCGGGGAAGCTGGCGCGGTCGATCCGCGCCCGGGTCTGGAAGGATGGCGAGGGCGTCACGATTCGCGCCTCCGAGTTCTACGCCCTGTTCCTTTCCCGTGGCGCGAAGGGCGGCGGCGGCGATACCAGCAAGGCATCGTATTTCGTGCCGTCCGATCTGACCGGGCCTCGCCGCATGAAGCGGAGCGCTATCTCGAAGAAGCGCATCCTGCTGCCGCGTCCGTTCCTGGAGCCGGCGCTCGACCAGGCTATCGCAAACGGCCTGGCCGACCGGGTGCGCGACGCGGTGATGAGCGGCCTCAAATTTCAGCGGTGCACCAGGTCCCGCTGATGGACATTTCGCGGGTGATCGAGCAGCTCCGGCGCTACTGCCCGGAGCTGGGCGGGCGCGTCGGCGGCGCGGCCGATTTTGAAACCGGGGTCGAGTCCGTCATCGCGATCACCGATCCGGCGACCGGCAAATTCGTCTATCCGGCGGCCGTGGTGATCCCGCTGGAGGATGAAACCGGCAGTAACGACCTGCTGGATGGCAACCTCCAGATCGTCACCGAGACCATCGGCGTGATTGTCGAGTTCGATGCTTCGGCCGATCGGCGCGGCCAGGCCGGCGTCAGTCCGGTCGAGGCGATGAAGTACGCGCTGTTTCGCGCGCTGCTGAGCTGGGTGATCGACCCGGAGCGAGGCGCGCGTGGCCTCTACTATGCTGGCGGCGAGCTGCTGACCTTCGATCGCGCCCGCCTGTTCTGGATGTTCCGGATGAGCTTCGAGGCGACGATCAGCGACGCCGATGGCTTCGTGCCGCGCGGCGATCCGCTGACGAACATCACAGAGACAATTCAGCCTGACGATCCGATCAAACTCGCAACGCCGATCGTGGCCGAGGAAGCAGTCGGCGGGACGGTCGCTGTCTGGGGCGGCTTCGTTTGGGATGATGGAGACGTGTGGGGATGACGCAATCTTGCAAACGGTCGCGAAGCGAACGTGATGCGTCATTCGTCGGAAGGCGGTCAGCACGATGACGATCGCGACCGGCGACGAGGCGCTCGCGGCTGATGTCGCGGCCGTGCAGGCGAACGCGGCCTCCGCTCTCACGGCGGCAGGGACGGCGCTGGCGAACTCGGCCACCGCGCTTTCGAACTCCGTTGCGGCACAGGCCTCGGCCACTGCTGCGGCTGCGCTCGCGGCCGTCGCGCTGTCGGTGCCGGCGCTGGACGTGGTTTCGTCGGTGACGTCGACCGATACCGTGCCGATCGGGCAGAGCGGCAGCACCGTCGCGGTGACTCTCCAGACCCTGCTCAATCCGGAGACGATCGACTTGTTGGCGACGGCCAACCCCGCCGCCGACACCGACACCTTCCCGAGCGGCCAGGGGAGCAACGTACTGCTGCGGCAGACCCTTGCGGCCGTCTGGGCACTGATCGCGTCGCACCTGCCGGACTATCATCAGCCCGTGGTGGAGCTGACCGCGAACACCAACCTCGATGGATCGACGCACAACAATCGGCTGCTGATCTGTAGCCAAGGAATCACGATCACCCCGAGCGGCACGATGGGCAGCGGCTTCGTCTGCGACGTGGTGAACGTGAGCGGGTCGAATGTGACCCTTGGGGCCGGTATCACCACCAGCAACGCCGGCAATGTCCTGCCGACCGGCGAATCCGCGCGCATCGTCTCGGCCACCTATAGCGGCGGCACGGTGAATTTCGCGACACTCTCGGCAGGCAGTGGCGGCGCGGCGCCCGCCACGCCGGGCCAGGTCACCGGGCTGGCCGCGTCTGGCGCCACGTCCTCGACCATGACGCTTTCCTGGACGGCGCCGGGCAGCGGCGGAACGCCCACGGCCTACACCGTGAACTACCAGGTCACCGGCGCGGGCTCTTGGACTTCGGCGACGACCAGCGCGAGCGGATCTCCCTTCACGGTAACCGGGCTTTCGGCCTCGACCTCGTATGAGTTCGAGGTCATTGCGACCAACAGCGGCGGCAGCGGCACGGCGTCATCGACGGTTACGGCCTCGACGGGCGCGGCCACCGCGGCGCCCGGCGCCCCGACGAACCTTGCGGCGAGCGAGGCGACCAGCAGCACGATGGAACTGACCTGGGGTGCGCCGGGGAGCGGCGGCACCGTCTCGGGCTACTCGGCATATTTCAAGCTGCACTCGGGGAGCACCTGGTCGCTGGCGACAGCGGGGCTTTCCGCGAGTGCTACCAGCTACACGGTGAACGGCCTCGCGTCCGGCACGTCCTATGATTTCTATGTCGCGGCGAACTCGGCCGGCAGCGGCAGCACGTCATCGAGCACGGTGACCGCATCAACCACAACGATCGCGGGACCGAATGCGGTAACCGCGCTTGCCGCCGGCACGGTGACCAACTTCACGGTGCCGCTGTCGTGGACGGCGCCGGCGATCGACAGTTCGCATGGGGCGGCCGCAACCTACACGATCCAATATCGCATCAACGGCTCTGCGAACTGGGCGACCGCGGCGAGCGGGATTGCGACCGCCTACTACACCGTGACGGGCCTGATCGCCGGGCTGGAATACCAGTTCAACGTGTTCGGCGTGAACGCGGCCGGTAGCGGTTCCGGCACCACGACTACCGGCACGCCGGGGCCGGCGCTGGGCACCTTCACCTATTGGGGCACCGGCGGCTACCCGAACGCTCCGGTGACGCACGGCACGACCGGGGCGATTGCCACCTTCACGGTGAGTTCCTCGGTTGCGACGGCGAGCTTCGGATGGTCGGCAACTCAGGTCGATCCGCCGGCGACGTTGCAGGCGATGACGTTGTTCAACGGCAATCCCCTGGTTTACGGGTCCTACTCGGCAAACATGCCCGCGTCCGCCGGCACCTGGTACGGCTGGATGATCTTCTACGACAGCACCGGCGACGCGATATTTGCGGTGATCGCGACGACCGGGCAGACGATGCAGAGCGGCGCGGAGATCACCGCGGCCGTCACCGCAACATGAGCGTTTTCCAGGCCAAGCCGGGATCGGTGCAGGGCCTCGGCGGAGGCCAGATATTGCTGGCGGCGCCGTTGGCCGGCAGCACGACGCCAACCCCCGCACCGGTCACCTCGGCCACACCGGGGAGCATCGCGGGCCTTTCCGGCTGGTGGGACGCGGGCGACCCGGCCAACATGGTGAACGCGGCCGGCGTGCCCCTGGCGAGCCTGTCTGGCGGCTCAGTGGCCTCGCTGACCGATCTGTCCGGGTCGAGCCGGGCGATGGTGCCCAGCCTCGCCGTGCAGGCCGCGCCGCGCATCAACGTCTTGTTGGGCGGGGCGGGCCTCCCGACCGCGATGCCGACCGGCGCGGGACTGGCGCCACTGCTCGATCCGCGTGTCGGCTTTGCGGTGAACGGGCTTGCGATGGGGTCGGGCAGTTCCTGGACCCGGTATCTGGTTTGGACCCGCCCGAACCTGCGCACCGGCACGAGCTACAACGCCGATCCGGTCGCATTGCTGACCGTCGCCTCGACCGTGGTGCTGGCGCTGGACAGCATCGTCGCCGGCCGCCTGGTGCTGTTCCCGGGCGCATCGCAGACCGTGCTGTCGGTGACGATGGAACGGCGGCACACGCACAACGTCATCCTGCGCTACACGGCCGGGACCGGAGTCGACGCCTGGCTCGACGGAGTCAAGGTGGCGAGCGCCGTCGCCAACCCGCTGCCCAGCGACAACGCTGGAACCCTCACCTTCCTGTCCGACACGACCTCGACCGGATCGACGCAATGCTGGTTCAACGAGGCGGCGACCTGGGAGCGGGCGTTATCATCGGCGGAGGTGACGACGCTAATTACCGCCTCGGCGCGGTGGCTGTGCGGTGCGCGGCGCGGCGTGAATGTGCTGGTGATCGGGCAGAGCAACGCGCTCAACTCGCTTTGCATCGACGGCGCGTGGAACCTGTGTGCGCAGGGCCTTGCCTGGCACCTGGGCGCGGCCAGCTACGGCGTAATCGGCAATCAGGGTGGCTCGGCCTACACCGTGATCGGCGGGCATGGCATCTACAACGTGCGCCAGCCGCCCGGTACCGGCGGGATTTACATCGCCGGCGACTTCCTGGCGGACCCTGGCGACGGCTCCAACCCGGGCGGATGGAGCCTCGGCACGGACGGAATCGCGGTCGAGGCGTATCTCGCCGGATGGTCCGCTGCTGACTTGGCGGACATCGCGGCGATCGTGTGGCCGTGGTTCGAAAGCGACAGCACGCGCGAATACAGCGAGGGCGCGTTCTGGCAGGCCGGCGCACAGAATTTCCTCGCCTTGGTCCGCAACATGCTCGGCCGCTCGGCCGCGTCGCTGCCGCTGGCCTGGTGGGACCCGATCGCGTTTTGGACGGACCCCGGCATCCTGATGATCCGCAACGAGATGCCGGCGACGTCGTTGCTTTCTGCCCAGAACGCGGTCCGCGCGATGCCTCTCACGGCCGACAGCAACCCGCGCGGCGCGACCTGGGACCCGAACACCGGCCTGATTACCGCGGCGGGCGACAACAATCACCTGGACGCGACCGACAACCTGCGGCTGGGCCAGGTCTCGGCCGGACCTATCGCGCGGGCGGTCCTGGCGTCCAGCGGCGGCGACAGCATCACCGCGATACCGCCCGGCGTACCGAGCGTGGGGCCGACGATCACGCACGCCTACCGGCAGAGCAACACGGTGATCATCGTCACCGTGGCGCACGATGCCGGCACCGACCTGATCGTGCCGCTGCAAGCGGTGAACGGGGTCGGCTGGGCGGTGATGGATGGCGGCAATGAGGCGAGCCCGGGAACCGTCCGAACCGCGACGGCATGCGCGCGCGTCG